CTTCTAGTTCTGCTTTCTTGAGGCTTGAACGCTCCAGAGCACTCAAAACCTTATCAGGAGTACCATATTGACGAACAACTTTAAGAATATCTGCTTCAGAGGCCCCTTCAGGAAGTGCTTGCAGTTCAGCTTGCAATTTATCCTCACGAGCAAAAGCACGCTCATCACGAGTGGCTTTCATTGTCTCTGCCCGAGTCTTAGCTTCTTGAGCCTCTCGTACACTGATCTGACCAGCGAGTTTAGCAGCTTCTTCATTGAAACCAGCAGTTTGTAGTCGCATGGCGTATTGCTTTAGGCCATCCACCGTGGTGACATCCACGCCTTGAGCCAAGCGACGAAGATCGGAGGCTTTACGCACCATAGGATCAACAGTTTGTTGTCCAAACAAACCAGCAACTCCTTGACCCAACTGAGCACCGCCTTTATAACCCAAATAAGCACCAGTATCGGCCAAGCTTCGTTGAGCCGCCTGAGCAGCACGTTGCTCAATCAGTTGATTCTGAAGTTCTTGTTGACTCAGAGGACTACCAAAGAGTCCTGCAAATTGATCAGTAGCCATACTTCTATCCTTTATATTAACCCAACAGATTGCCGATCAAAGCGGCAACAGGATCAACCAAGCCACTGACAGCATTAACCTGAGCCTTGGCAGCACCAGCTTGGTAATCGGCAGCGGTCTTAGCTGCACCAGTCAGGTATTGACCCGCTTGAGCGCCTGCCTGAGACTGTTGAGCGCCCAGACTAGCGCCAAGACTCAACGGAGCTTGTCCCAGAGTTTCTGCTGACGTAGCACCAGTCAAAGCAGCCGTAAACGGAGCCAGAGCTTGCGATTGAAGGTTAAACCCACCACCGGCAACACCCAAGCCTCCAGTCATCAGTCCTTGACCTGCTTGAGCCTGCTGGATAGCAGCGTTTTGAGCCTGAGCAGCCAACTGAGCGTCTTGTTGAGCGATGGCGTTGTAGTAAGCCGCCAACTGGGGATTGGTAGCCATCAAACCCTGAGCGCCGGGAGCGTAGCCAGCTTGAGTGCCGCCAACAGCCAAACCAAGACGACCTTGTTGCTGTTGTTGATTGGTCAACTGAGCCAGTTGTTGTTCACGACCGGGAGCCAGTAGAGCCTGTTGTTGGCTAATGTAACGCTGACGAGCAGCTTCAGGAGACTCAGCTACGTATTGTTGACCGAGGTTAAACAGACCAGTTCCGCCTGCCAGCGCAGCTTGTTGCAGAGGCTGCGTCTGAGAGACACCACCAACGGTTTGACCTGCTTGAGTCAACAGAGCCTCACGCAGCGCAGCAATGTCAGGAGCAACTTGGTATCCAGCACCGATCAATCGACCTTTATCGTCAAACTGAAAGCCGCTAGTGCCAAAGCGAGAGGTGATGCCAACAGGACGGAACTGCGCCATCTCAGCCGCTTGCTGGCCTTGGGCCAACAGAGCATTAGCAATGTCGGTCTGTGCGCCTGCGGCTTGGTTAGCAGCATAAATATTGCCAAGACCAGACAAGAGGCCAGTAGTAGTAGACAAATCAGTGGTAGCCATCAGTAAGTACCTCCGTCAACGGTGGCTGTAAAAGTGCCTGAGACAGTGAGGTTCACTGCGCTGGCGTTTCCTGTCATGGTTGGATTATTAGCATCAGGTTTGCTGTTCACAGCCGATTGAATGGCGGTGAATTCTGCGTCAATCTCTGTGCCTTTGACAATCTTTGCAGGGTTGCCGGAAGCAAGAGCATCCTTGGCAGCAAAGTCTGTGGCTTTGGTATAGTTACTCATTATCGAGTCCTTCCGACCTTACAATAAACATCAAGTTTCTGAATAGACAATTCTTTGTTAGAAATGTCTGATTCAATGCCTAACTGAACAATATTACCTGCTCCTCCGGCTTGAATCTTTTGGTTGTCAAATATCAAACCAGCAGTGTATTCATTAATGTTGTACTCAGCAAGCCCATATTCAGCAATAGTTGTGTTACCAATATTGATGATCTGAGACTGGTAGTTGTCAACATAGTCAAAGCCATATTTAACACTAATGTCTAATCCATTACCACCAATCAAGGTAAAGCTAATCTTCTTCAACAGCTTCAAGACCGTTGGTTGTCCAAAGTCAAAGTAACTGGTGTAGTAACGCAGACGATAAGACGAAGTATTGTCCAAATTACCAACATAGTATCCAACATAGCTCTCTGTACCGATCAGTACTTCTTTGCTGCGAGTTACCGCCAGTGCTGAAGGAGTCAAAGTCCAAGTAGTCACCCTTGCCGCACCGTTTTGCATCTTAGTACGTGTGTCAAAACAGTAAGTAACATTACTGACAGGCAACACAAGCAGGTAGAAAGCGTTGACATCAGAATAAACAGCCTTGATGTTCGCTAGGTTCTCAGCACCCACACGAGCTACCAGCTCATCACGAACGCTGCTGCTAATATCTGTCATAGGAGCAGAACGATCTTGAACCACTCGACCAAAGGATCGAACACCGTTATCGCTCAGATACAGAATATCAGTACCTACCACAGCTACCGAGTCACGAGCACAACAACCTGTGCCTACAATGGTGTCAGTCAATTGAAGGTTCTGAGGATCAGTGGCGTTAGAATACACCAGAATCTGACGACGACCAAAGATAATCAAATAGTTGTTATGAACCGCCAGTGCTTGAATCTCATCAGCGCCAGCAGGCCATACCTGAGCTACATTCAAAGTACCAGAAGTGCCGGTAGCAAAGATGTGACCAGCAAGCAAATCAGAGAACTGAACAGTATTCTTGTCGGTAGCCGTATTAGCTGTCCAAGTGCGTCCATAGGCCGATACAACGCAGTTAGCGCTTTGTACCGTACCACTGTATCCAGATACCTCAGAAACACGCTTATATTGCGTGGTAGACACCGCAGGATCGAAGACTAGAGGATCATGATCACTCTGGTATAGGTACATCTTGCCGTTTAAAGCAGCCATCTGCCAGTTGCTGTTAGTGATCGTAGGAGCAACACCTCCACCGCCATAGGTCAAGGTGGTCAAGGTTGAACCATTGAGCTTAAACAGTTTATTATTAGCAGCAACAAGAATATAAGAGGTTCCATCATTGGCAATTAACTCACCAATGGACTGGATACTGGCAGTGCCTGTATCGGTATTAAGCGTGTGCTTAGGAAGCCAGCCTTTACGAGCACCGATACGACCAAACTTATCAATGATGCAGTTTTGGGCAATGGTAGCGAACCCGGACTCCAACTGAACCGAGGAATCCTGAGTGTTTACCCCCATGAAGCCGGGGGCGGCGATACTGGAGGTTAAAAGCTGTTCTGCCATTTAGATACCGACCCAAGTGATTTCTTCATCGTAGCGGTTTCGCTCAATAGCGACAGCATCAGCCAGAGCAAGACGGTACTGGAGATAAGCTTCAGAAGACTGAACACCGCCATCCTCGCCACGCTCTGCGATAGACTTGGAATAAGCCAACATAGCCACCAAATGATCAGGAACTTCAACACGATCCGTATCCGCAACCAAGTCAGGCTGAGGAATGATCAGGTTAAACCGAAGCGTATAGGCTTTATCGGGGATAGGATAGACATCAACCTGAGTGTCTCCGTTATTGTCTACACCGTTGAAGTTATAGTACACAGGAGCAGCTTTTTGTTGATCTACCAGCAAGAAAGCCTTGTTCATCCAGTGAGTAGGACGATACTGCATCACAGTGTCTTCTGAGTCATTGAGCACATCAATGACACGGAAACGGTTTTGAGAGCCTACCAGAACATAGTTAAAGACTGCATCCGTAGTGGTGGCAGTCAAAGTATTGCTCAAAGCATTCCAGTCATGAGCATCTTCTACGTCTCTCTTTGCATCGTTTACAAAGACACCAATCATCTTGGAATACATGGTGTCGTTGACCGAAGTAACCGTAGGCTCACGCAGTCGCTTCAATACATTGTTGACAAGTTCAAGGTAAGTCATCTCAAATTCCTTGTTTCTTAATCAGTTCAAAAGTGCAGATGGTGCTAAATGAACTACCAGCCTCGCTTTGCATCATGACCTTATCGCCTTCTTCGAGGACAACATAAGCACCGCCGTCAATACGAAGATACTCTTTACTTGATACGGTATTCTGATTCAAGACATAAATATTAGTGCTTGCGCTGGAATCCGTCCAATAAACAGTGCAGTGCTTAGTCGAACCAGAGCCATTAAATAAGTACATAAGGTTCCACTTAGCATAGTAGCCAGTAGGAACCGTATATACCGTAGTCAGTGTATCGGCTACGAGGTTTAGACCAACGCTATATTCACGCATTTACTTCTTCTTTTTCTTCTTCTGAGCCATGCCTGCTTCGCTCATCGCTATCGCAATGGCCTGCTTACGATTCTTGACGACGGGGCCGCCTTTACCGCTATGCAGAGTACCTTCTTTGTACTCACGCATCACTTTACCAACTTTTTCTTGACCTTTAGCTTTTTTCATGGATTCACCTTATGAGTTACGGCAGCATAGATAGCGCCAAAGAAAGCACCAACAATAATAATAGGTTTGACTGCTTTAGCCAACCACTCTAATACCGTGAAAGCCCCTGCCGCTGCGTTAAAAGCTTTAACCACATCCTGCGTATTGCGGTCGATCTTATCAACTTTTTGCTCAACTGTCAAGAGTCTTTCGTATATTTCAGCGTGGCTGATATCTTCCTTATCAGTCATTTAAACCATCCTTGATCTTTTGCAAAAATAATCCCGTTGATAAGCACCCAAAGCAGGGGCGGGACAATGATCACTACCAAACCGACACCAATACAGGTTTCAATGAACTGTTTGGTTTTCTTAGCTTTCTGAATTGCAGCATCTCTGGCTCGTCTTTGAGCTTCTTTAGCCTCTTTTTCAGCCTCTGCTACCCTTTTTGTTATCTTGTCCCAGACATCAGCGTGCCCGGTGGTGAAGAATATCATCTTTAGCTCATTCTCAAACTTCTCTTGAGATAATAGTTCCAACTCCAGTTGAACCGCTTGCGCTAAGGATGATCCACCTTTCTTTTTAGCCTGCTCAACAGCCTTAATTGTCTCGTGCTTGGCTCCAAAATACTGAGACACCAGAGGCCCAAGAGAACTCACATCGTTGATGGTCTTTTGGGCTTGTTTGATGACTTGAACAGTCTTTTGAACCGCTGCAAAAGCAGCCAAGGCTGTCGATAAAGGTTCCATTACTCACCATCAAGAGATTTCTTTAGCATCCCCATGAAAGCATCACGACCAACAGCAAGCTGATCAAGGTTAAACCGAGCAGTGCCGATCTTACGATCCAAGTCTGCCACGTGGTTCACCATCGCTTGTTGCTCGGGTGTCAAGTCTTCAAACAGATACTCTTTGTCATCAATCTTCAGTGGGGTCTTTTCATTTTTTCCCATGCTGATTCTCCTATAAGCCACCATCAAAGGCTGGTGGATTGCCTATTTACCAAGGAAGCCCAGAAGCTTGAACAGGGTTCTTCTGAGCATTGATCTGTGCGGTCACAGCAGCCTCAGTAGCGGCTTTGTCCACAGATGCCCACACCCAACCCAACACAGTTTCTTGTGTCAGAGCGTCATAGGCGACAGTCGGCTGTCCTTCAGCCCATGAGCAAGTGGCGTAAACAGAAGCGGAGAACTCTCCGTCTACTGCCGAACAAGTCCAATGTGCCGTTGTTACAAAACCGTCAGAGGTACGGCGGTCGAGATTAGAGATTGTCCAAGTGATTTGCATTTTCATGCTCCTTTCAATGCGGCCACATCGGCCTTGAGTTGTTCAATGATGGCTTGCTGTTCTTGAATTG